CCCCAGACTGTCTAGCACAAGGATTTTGGAAAAATGGCTCAAAGATCACGGAAGAACATCGTTACGTATGGGGGTGAGAGGTGCGGTCGGGGCGCCAATGGCGATCCGAACGTTTCTCAATATGTCCCAGCGTACAGCGGTGTTCATCTCTGTGTTGATGAGACACATCCCGGTCCTCCCTACTATACTGGTGGTCCCCTCTTTGTGTCTAAACGTAAGTTTAACATAAAGAGGTTCTCATCATTCAGTTCTCACTGCACTTCACCGTCCGATGGCTACTGGGATGGTTTTATGGGTGTCTACCCATATATCCCTGCGGTCGATCCAACGCCCACCAGCCTTACTGGCTGGGGGGCAATCGGTTGGAATCGGACGTATCCTCTCCATCCAGTTTATCAACTGGGTGTCTCTCTTATAGAGTTAAAGGATCTTGAAGGTATGGCTCGCCAAACTTTCGAGTTCTGGAGAATTCTGAATTTCCAACGTAAAAGCCTCTTCCGAGGTCTCACGACGGTTGGTCAGTTTCTCAACGATCTAAAAAGAGGTCCGGACTTTATCGGTTCACACTACCTAAACCTGCAATACGGCTGGGTCCCTTTTCTCCAGGATGTATTCTTCCTCGTTGATATGAGGATGAAGATCCAAAAGAAGATCGACTGGCTGAGGAGCAGGAATGGAAAGTCTGTGCGCCGAAATATAGTTCTAGACAAAGGTGGTTTATCACAAGATGTCGCTCGGGTTATCCAACCCAGCGGCACCGTGTGGCCTCCGATGAATACAGCGCTATATGTTCCGTGGAGCTACAACCATACCGAGTCAATGCCTATTCGTCAGGATTACGAACGAACTATTTGGTATTCTGCCAAATACAAGTTCTGGATCCCCGAGTTAGCAAACGAGGGCTTGTTCGACAAACGGGATCACTCCCGTCTGGCGGCTGAGCTTATCGGATTAGACCTCGACCCCACGATCATCTATAAAGCGATGCCGTGGAGCTGGCTAATCGACTGGTTTTCTTCTGTGGGTGCAGTAATCCAGAATATCCACCTGAATGCCAAGTACGGAGTCGTTGCCGAATACGCTTATGTCATGTGTAGCGAAAGCTACAGGTGGCAGGCGCCCGGAATCGTACAGATGTACACTGGCAGTCAAACTTGGTGGACCTGGGTAAATCCTGTCGTTAAGACGATGTCGGGTTATTCTGACACCGTCTATGAATTTCGACAGCGGGAGGTCGCGAACCCTTACGGGTTCGGGGTTACTTTTGCGTCTTTATCGGCGTATCAGTGGTCCATCCTTGCTGCTTTAGGGTTGTCGAGGAGGAGTAAACACTCTTCTCCGAGACCGTAATAAGGAGGCTACGGTAGCCTCCCAAAAACAAGAAAAGGAACTATCATGTATGCAGATCCCATATCTATCTCGGTAGGGCAAACTAATGCCATATCGGGAGGGACCGCGAAGAGCTTGGCCCGAATCCGGACCGATGGTTACGCGTCGGAGTATTCGACGTCGGACGCCCTCTATACCTTTAAGATTACCCACACTCGTGGGAGTCGTACAAGGAGTGAGGCTCGTCTCGACTTCTTTACTCCGTACACGGACCCGGCTACCGGTTTGACCAGAACTGTGTCTGCTACCGCATACGTCGTGCTGAATAGGCCACCTGGTGGTTTTACCACCGGGAATCTGACCGACATCATCACTGGCGTGTGTGGTTATATGTCACAGTCCGCCAACATGACTAAATTTCTGGCATTGGAGAGCTGAGCATCGCTGCTCTTTTTCTCCTCTTTTGCCTTAGTCATGAAGATTTGAGTCTTCGCTTTCCGCCACCGTATCGCTACGATGGCTGTCTGCATCACGTGTTAGGCTATGGATTGAAAACCTCCCATAATAGGAGACTCAATGAAAAGCCTAGACATCCTTCTGATACTACTCGATGAAGCACATTTTTCTTCTTGTGCTAGTAGTGTAACTCGCGACAAATTAACTATTTTGTCGCGATACAAAGACGAGGGCGAGTCCTTTCTCGGGATTACCCTTCCTGCGTTCGCAGAATGGCTCGAAGAGAGCCTTCAACTCGGACGCGTGGCGACATCAATATTCTCAAGGTTTCGGAAGAGACCTAAAAGAGTATCCGTTCTCCCATGCTTCTTGCACGGGTTGACGAGTCGTGTCTTTGATGCGAAGACTGGCGCGATTTTGGTGCAACCAGACCCGCGTGCCGTGATGCTAATACGGCAGATCTGCCTCTTTTACAAGAAGGTTTTCCAGGTTTGTGATCCCGCGAGGGACCACAAAGCGAAGAAGGCCTATAAAGAGGTCGACGACAATCTTCGAAGATTGCCGAAGTTTCCACAAGAGAAGGTTGTAGCTCTGGACCTCGTCTGTCGGCGGTTCTTTCCGCAGTTGGACGTTGCTTTCGCTGCTTCTATCGACGATGAGTCGATACTTCCTCGACACGGACCGGGCGCCACAGCCGATAAGGCTTGGGGCAACCAGAAGTATAGAGGTCGCGACTTTTATGGAAGGTGGGATAGTTTGTTCAGCTGGGAGCATTTGTACGGTTTTTCAACCGTACACCAGTCTGAAGGAGAGTTGATCTTACCTAAGGACGAGAGGCCCGTAAGGGTCGTCTCGGTTCCTAAGACTATGAAGACCTCACGCATCATCTGCGTCGAACCTACTGCAATGCAGTTTGCTCAACAGCTCACTGCTGCGCGATTGGTAAAGAGTCTTCGTAGGGTTGGGCTCTACCGTCATCTAAACTTCAGCGATCAGCGACCTAATCAGGAAGCTGCTCGCCGAGGCTCGATTGACGGTAACCTCGCCACGATCGATCTCTCAGAAGCGTCCGACCGGGTTAGCGTAAAGCTAGTTTCGGCCGTTTTCCGACACAGCCCGCTGCTCTTGCGCCACCTTTACGGGTGCCGCTCGACGCGTGCTGTGTTGCCAGATGGGAAAGTTTTCCATCTTCGGAAGTACGCATCTATGGGGTCAGCCTTGACTTTTCCAGTTGAAGCCGTCTGCTTTCTCATGATCTGCCTTGCGGCAGTTTGTGATGAGCGTCGTGTCTTCAATAGTCGAGGTCGACCAAAGTCCCTTGAGGCTCTCGAAAGAGTTCGAAAGGACCTACTGGTCTTCGGAGACGATATTATCGTCCCCGCAGACTGCATCGTTAAAGTGAGAGAATACCTTGAGGCTTTTGGCTTAAAGGTTAATGCGAAGAAGACCTTTTCACAAGGTCCTTTTCGTGAATCGTGCGGTATGGACTATGTAAACGGTGCGTTAGTTACGCCCGTGTACCTACGTCAGCATCCGCCTCTCTCACATCGTGATGCCAGCTCTTTTGTGTCGTGGGTTCACATGGGTAACCGCTTTTTTAAGAGTGGTTATTTCCGTGCGGCTGACAGGATTCGCGAGTACGTGAATTCATTGTACAAGCTACCTGCAGTTCATGACACATGTGCTGGTCTAGGTTGGCACTTGGGTGCCGGCGTCGTAGACTCTGTTTCGTATTGGTCTCCCAAGACCAATGCGAGTAGTTTCTACGTCAAAACGCTGGTACCCTCTTCTTCGAAGCTCAGCGATGAGTTAGAGGATGAGGATAGACTGCTGTTCTACCACTTAAACCGTGGCGAGGCAACAGAATACCTCAGTGATCCAACCAGATCATCGAAGAGGAATTCGTTGAAGCTTCGTCCCAGAAAGGTACTACCATGGTAAATAGTCTTATTGACCACGAAGATCTTAATGGGAAGTTTCGCATGGACGACATTAACATGTCGATCGATGTGAAGATCCAGCTGAACGACGACTTCCAGAGGAAGGATCTGTTCGGCGCGAGCCACGAAGTGCTCGTGTTGGACGCCGTGATCCAATCTCTTGAAAGTCATAGTGCAGCCTTAAGATTGAAGATTGGCGAACTGGTGGCCCAGAATCCTGGATTGTCGGGCATTAGAATGTCCTATATCCGGAATCTGGACGAAGAGACCTCAAG